ATCATCACCAAGTGAATTCCAATGATTTCCTAATTCATACATAAATTCTTCGAAGGTACCACCTCCACGAATATCATACCAAGTACAATACCAATACAACAATTGGCACATACAATTAAAATATATCGTGAAAATATCACCAGATGGACCACCCGTAAAGGCTTGAATCCAAGCACCATCTACGCAAACAACGCGAATCAGCTTCATCCATAAATATCCAGTCATAACCTTAAGTTGTAACTTAGACCAATTTGGGTTACATTTCTTTACTAATCTAATAAGAATTTCAAAACACCACCATAAAAATATATATTGGTGATGGAGATCATATCCTTTAAAATCAGCACCCAATCGTCTTCTAGTACCACCTTTGGTATCAACGGATCGCTCATAAACCCAACGCCAATCACGTCCATGAGCATTTACAACAAAACACATACCTAATAAACGTTGTAGCGCAGAATAAATAGCTTCTAAGCTTTTAGCAAAAAGCATTCGACCAAGAACATACTCATCCATTGCGACAACGTATATCATGCGAGTAGCCATATTTTCCACTTTGGCTTTCTTTAACAATTCGTCTTTTAACGCAATTTTAGAAACACCATAAGGAACATTGCCTTCAGTCAAAGAAATAAAGAGTTCATTAACACATTCTCTTAATTCCTGACTTCCAACACGGAAGGATTCACCTTCAATAGTAACTTCCCACATAAATTCACCTTTTTTACCAGGTATATGCATTCCAGCACCAGTGTTCAAAGCAACAGGCTTCATAATTCCAATAGAATGTAAAGAGTCATCTAACGTGACTGTTTTACAATCATTTGGTAACCATGGAGCAACAAGTTCTTCAACACCCTTGGCACAGTCAATAAGAGCCTTCTGTTGGGGACACCCTACAGGATAACCTCTAAAATCTAAACCATATTCATAAGGAGAAACAAGACGATTAGTATTATACTTTTCATCATGTCTCCATCTAGAAGAAAGAGGAGCAGGTTCATATTCATAACCAAGTTCTTTACATAAAGGATTAACAATATCAAAAAATGGAGTTTTAATTAATCTGCTTTTTGAGCCTTTAGAATTACTACTAACACCAATAATGGGTAATAA